ACATACAAATAACCTTCCCGAACACCATCGAACCGCATATTCAAAATGTCGGTACGACGTTGCGCGGTGATCAGCGCGAGGTCGATCGCGTTCTGTAGCCAGAACGGCGACTTCTCCCGGATGGCCTTCAGTCCTTCAATCGTGTGCCGCTTGCGCTGCTTCTTCTCGATACGGTTGATCGTGCTGGCTGCCGGGTTGTCCGGGCACAAACCTTTGGCCGCTGCGTGGTTGAAGATATCAATCAGCAATGCGCGGCATTGGTTGTGCCACCATTATTACGGCCACCTGAACCGCAGCGTCGAGGTCGTGCTGGAGGCCAATCAGGGCCTGGCCGATGAGTCGCAACCGTTCCGGGCCGGCGTACTGATCACGCTACCGGACCTGGCGGTCGAGACCGACAGTGTCATTTCGTTGTGGGATTGACCCCGTTATCCAGCCCGCTGTGTGCGGGTTTTTTCTTGTCTGGAGTGCCGGCATGCAACCGCTTTTCCGCATCGTCGCCGACGGTGCCGACATCACCACCTTGATCAATGATCGGCTGGTCTCGCTGCAGCTCTCCGATCGGCCCGGCATGGCCTCGGATTCGTTTGAGCTGCGCATTGATGACCGTGACGGCGCGGTGTCGCTGCCCGTGCGTGGCGCGAGCATCGAGGTCTACTTGGGGTATGCCGGCGCCGACCTGACGCGCATGGGCCGCTACACCGTGGACGAGGTGGCGGTCTCCGGCCCGCCGGACACGCTGGTGATCAGCGGCAAGGCCAGCGACATGCGCGGCAGCGGCAAGACTACGCGCAGCGGGAGTTGGGAGGACGTCAGCCTGGGCCAGATCGTCGGTGACGTGGCCGCGCGGAATGGCTGGCAGCCGTCGTGCCCGGTCGACACGCGGGTGCCACGCATGGACCAGTTGAATGAATCCGACTTCAACTTCATCACCCGGGTGGCCATAAAACACGACTGCACCGCCAAGGTGGCCGACGGTAAGCTGCTGGTTTTGCCGCGACAAGGCGGTCAGAGCGCCAGTGGCAAGGCCTTGGCTGTGATCACCTTGCAACGCAATGACGTGACTCGATGGCAGTTTCGCTTGAGCGATCGCAGCGCCCATCAAGGGGTCAGCACCCAGTACCAGGACCCGGCCAGCGGAGAATTGTTCGTCTCGCACCTGGACAATCCTAACGTGCCCGAGGGCCTGCCGCCGGTGCACACCGATCGGCATCTCTATCCGGACCGCACGGCGGCCGAGGAAGCCGCCAAGGCACGTCTGGCCGCGTTCAACCGATCAACCGCCTCGGTGCGCCTCGACCTGCCGGGCCGGACCGATTTGTTTGCCGAAAGCATGATCGAGGCGCAAGGATTCAAGCGCGGGCTCGATGGCGCGTACCTGGTGGAGTCGGTTGATCACACCTTCACCCCGTCTGGGTGGACGGTGTCGGTAGAGTGCAATGGCGGCAAGGAGGGCAAGACCAAGGCCTCCGGCAAGCCGCAGAAAGTCGTGCTTGAAGTGCTGCCAGGTTGATGGCCCGGAAGGGTGACCAGTCTTAAGTCGAAGAAGTTTCAACCCCGCAGTAAAAGGAGCGGCAAGACTGGATGCGTCCCCGCAGATGGTCCCTGCAAGTCCCGCCAAGGCTCCTACTCGGTGCACTAAGCGGAGCGAGTCTGGCGCCTGTTTATCCATACAGTAAATGTCTTGCTTTCAATGTCCACACCTTTCACTATATGGGCCCGCCTTACTAGCAGACCGCTGGGTATGGCGTCGACTTCCCATTCGAGAACTACGAGCGGATGGCATGATTTCATGCGCAGCGCATGGGCAAGGGTAGTCAGCATCAACGACCACCCGGACATCCGTCGGGTGTTTGAGGGCTGTCACTACGAGATGCTGGACATCCGTTACTGCAATACTAATCAGCGACAAGGGAAGGTTGAGATGAGTGGAGAACTGGTGATCATGAATTGGGGCTAGAAGCCTGGAGCGGTTTATTCTGATGTCGATTACCAGTTGATCGACCGGAGAGTGAACCACTAGATCATCCGTTTTTTACCACTGATTCGGTAGGGGCATAGGTATCAATTGTTCACCACTTTGGTGTAGAGTGGTGAGGAAATTTTGCAGGTAAGCATGTCATGTCAATACAGAGAAGACGGCAGGACGCTGGTGCTCATGAGCGTAGCGTTCGTGCATCCATCAGCTTTCCTGAAGAGCAGTACTCCGTGCTGGAAAAGATCGCAGCGGAACATCGGGTCTCGCTTGCATGGGTGGTACGGGATGCGGTTGATGGGTATTTGAAGGCGCGCTGGCCGCTTTTGGCGCAGGGCGGGAGCTCGGAAGAAACAAAATCTGATGCAGGGTAATGTGAATAGTATTTTTGAGAAAGATGGGGAAAAAATCCGAGTCCTTTCTTTATTCTCCGGATGTGGAGGAATGGATTTCGGTATCGAAGCTGCCGGCGGTCACATCGTTTTTGCGAATGATATCCTTAAGGATGCGTGCAAAACGTTGGAGAAGTATTTCCCCGATACGGACGTGAGAAATGGCGATATATCGCAGGTTCTTGCATTCCCGAGTGCGGATGTCGTGGTTGGGGGGTATCCGTGTCAGTCGTTTTCGATGGCTGGAAACAGGGATCCAGAGAAAGACGAGCGCACGAATCTTTACAAGCAGTTCTTGCGGGTAATTAATCTCGTCCGGCCTAAGTACTTCGTGGCTGAAAACGTTTCTGGATTGAAGCAGCTGGGGGCAGGTAGTTTTCTGGAAGAGCAAGAAACGGCCTACAGGCAGGAAGGGTATGTTGTCAGCCATCACCTAATTAATGCCAAGGCATATGGTGTCCCGCAATCGCGCAAGCGCCTAATCATCGTTGGCGTCAGGAAGGATCTAAATCAAATTTTCGAATTTCCGCCGGAAACGCACGGAAAACCGACAAAGAAAAATGCTGATCTGAAGCCTTATGCGTCTCACGGTGATGTGATTCTGGATCTGCCCCTGTGGCCAGAGGGTGAGTTCTATGAGCGTCCGCATGATCCGGAAGGCCACTTCTCTTGGTATTTCATGTCCCGGAATCGGAAAGCCAAATGGGTTGAGCCAGCCTATACAGTGGTTGCCAATTGGCGGCACATTACGTTGCATCCAGCTAGTCCTGTAATGAAACTGACATGGTCGAATTTGGCCGACGGTTGGAAACAAAGATGGGACTTCTCGGATGAATATGAGCACCTGGTCGCCGATCCTGCACGGCCTAAGCTGGAGCAGCCGAGACGTCTGTCTTGGAGGGAGTGTGCGCGTATCCAGACTTTCGGCCGTGATTTCGAGCCAGTCGGCGATACTGCGTCAAAGTTCACCCAGATAGGCAACGCCGTCCCTCCAATGCTTGCTGAGGCTATCTTCCGACATCTTTTCACAGGGGCTGGATTGAAGAGCACCGGGTAGGAAAGCTCAATAGGGATAGGGAAGACGCTGGCGGGAGTTCACTTGCTGCCAGCGATGGTACAACTTGGATTAATATTTACAGGATCGCCGCAGTGCCCAAAATTGCATTACAGCTCGTTAGCACGGTCTCTAACGCTTCTGAAGCGGCAGAGAATGAAGCTCAACTGCGGCACGAGCTTGAAGGTGCTCTTAAGAAAGCATGCGATGCGCGAGGTATCCCGTGGACACCTTTCCAGTTAGAGCGAGCGCTTAAGAAGGCTGGGAAACCCACGATATTTGCTGACGTAGCTCATGGCGCAGTGGTCATTGAATATAAAGCGCCGAAGTTGTTTGCCGGACGCCTTAATCGCGAGGCCGAGAAGGCTCGTGATCAAGCGGAGGAATACGCTGAATTGATTTCGGCTGAAGAAGGTCGGCGTCTTGAGGACTACATGTTGGTGATATGGGATGGATCCCATATTAGCTTCGGCAACTTTGACGAGGCGTGTGCGCAATGGGGCGGTGTCATTCCTTTCGATACTGGTTCGGCAAATCGGTTGTTGACTCTGTTGGAACAGAATGGTCGCCCACTGGTTCACCCTCAGCTTTTACAGGCATTGGTGGGGCCGGACTCTGAGTATGGGGTTGCGCTGATTCCCGAACTATATGGCAGCATATGTCAGGCAGAGTCTAGTTCCCAGACGTCTAAAGCAAAAATGCTGTTCACGGAGTGGCGTAGACTTTTCAGTCAAGTTGTCGGTTTTCAGCCGGAGAACATGAAGAAGCTGCTTGCCCGGCAGAAGATATCTCATGATAAATCCTATGAGAAAAATCCTGCAGCTTACCTTTTTGCCCTGAACACCTACATCGCGATCAGTGCCAAGGTCGTTGCTGCATGTGCTCTTCCTAAGCCGAGCCAAGATCTTTTGGATTCGACGGTCCCCATTGCCGAGCGTCTACGTGCGGTTGAGACGGGCGAGCTTTTTGAGCATTCGGGCATTCTCAACATGCTCAGCGGCGACTTTTTTTCTTGGTACTTGGATGATAGTAATTGGGAGGAGTACAGGCCTCACTTGGAGGCTTTGTTTGTAAGGCTTTCCGGCGTGGACTTCACCATCGCTAAAAAGCATCCTGATACGACACGGGATCTGTTTAAAGGGATATACGAACGATTTATCCCCCGTGAAGTTCGCCATGCACTCGGAGAGTTTTATACGCCGGACTGGCTCGCCGAGCACGGAATGGATCTGATTGAGTGGGGCACGAAAGATTCTCTCACCGATCCCACATGTGGTTCTGGCACGTTCCTGTTAGAGGCGCTACGTCGGCGTCGGTTGGAGTATGGCGATGTCTCCACCGCGAGATCACTGCTCACTGGGCTGCATGGTATCGATCTAAATCCACTCGCGGTACTCACTGCTAAGGGGTCCCTGGCAGTATTTCTTTCTCCATTCTTGGATCCTGCTGATCCGATACGCTTACCTGTATACCTCGCTGATGCAGTCAACCCCGCCTGCGTGAGTAATGGTCTGTTCCCGAGCTATAGCTATGTCATGCAGACAGAGGTTGGTCCGAAGGAGTTCTCAGTTCCGCAGGCTATGATCGACCATTCTGAATTCTTTAAGGTATTCGCGAGGGTCAGAGTTCTGATAGATGCAGATATTGCTGCCGCTAAAATAAATAGCGCGATTCGACCTGATCTTGAGGGTATGGGGCTGAGTGGTCGCGATATTGAAATTGTAGAAGCAACTGTCGGAAATTTGGTATCGCTCCATGAGCAAGGATGGAACGGAATTTGGTGCGCGGTTCTGGCTGATCGTTTTGCTGCGGGCGCCATCCCCCCATCGAGCCATGTCTGCGGCAATCCTCCATGGGTGAAATGGGGCAACCTACCTAAGGAGTACACCAAGACGATCAAGGAGCAGTGCATAGAGCTTGGCATTTTCAGCAAGGGCAAGTGGGTGGGAGGTAACGCGGCGGATATTTCGACGGTAGTGACTTACCAAGCGATCAATCGCTATCTGGCCCCCTCAGGGCGTCTTGGTTTTTTCTTGCCTGGTTCCGTCTTTACTACGCCTTCGAGCGCGGATTTTCGGAGATTTTCAGTTGGCCCCAATGGCGTGAAATGCAAGGTGCTATTGGTTGAAAATTTTGATGCGATCAGTCCATTCGATGGTGTAACTAATATGCCTCGTTTCCTTGCTTTGGAAAGAGATGCCTCGACAGTTTTCCCGGTGCCATACCGTGTATGGACGACTGGTGATGTGCCGGTAGCGAAACTGCGGCGCTCAACTAGAGCTGAAGAATTTCGCCGGGATGCAAAGCAGATCGACGAGTTGGCTATTCCCGTGTCAGGTGGTGATGGAGGGAGGCCCTGGCTCACTGGGTCGAAAGAAGAGCATGTCGTTTATGGAAAAGTGTGTGCCGGGGCAGGTCAAACATACGAGGCTCGCAAGGGGGTGACGACGGACCTCAACGGTGCGTATTGGGTCTATGAGAAGGAGCAATGCGATGAAAATACCGTCACGGTACGAAATGCTGCTGTTATCGGGAAGACGAAAGGCATTCCCGAGATAACGGATCGCATTGAGGCCAAACATCTTTTTCCTCTGCTTAGAGGTCAAGGGGTAAGAGCGTTCTGCGCTGTTCCAGATGAGCAGCTACGTATCATTTTTCCTCAGCAGGAGAAGAATGGAGATCCTGAACTTGCGACTCATT